AACTACTACGTCTTGACCTACTGAGTATGAAAGATCTGCATCAGCCAGTACAAAACTTACGTTGTTTGCTACTGCAATTGCACGTGAGGTTGTAGAGGTCGTCTTGTAGCGGTCAGAGTGTCCTTCTGTACCTTGAGCACCAACAGTGCCTTGAGAACCTACTGTGCCTTGTGTACCGACAGTACCCTGGCTACCAACAGTACCCTGAGAGCCAACGGTTCCTTGTGATCCAACAGTACCTTGGGCGCCTGTTGTACCTTGGGCGCCTTCTGTACCTTGAGAACCAACTGTTCCCTGGCTACCTACAGTGCCTTGGGCACCTTCAGTACCTTGGGCTCCTACTGTACCCTGTGAACCGACTGTACCTTGGCTACCGACTGTACCCTGAGCACCTTCGGTTCCTTGGCTACCAAGAGTACCTTGGGCTCCTGTAGTTCCTTGGCTACCAAGAGTACCTTGAGCACCAACTGCACCTTGTGCACCAGTAGTGCCTTGAGCACCAACTGCACCTTGTGCACCAAGAGTACCTTGAGCACCGACAGTACCTTGAGTACCCGCAGTTCCTTGAGCACCAGTAGAACCAGCATCACCAGTACGAGCAAAGGTTAATAGAACTGGATCAGAGTTCGATAAAGAACCAGCGCCAGATAAATAAGTAATATCTAAATCAAAGAACCCTGTGTCATCAACCATTGAGTTAATTGCATACATCGCAAATACTGCAGGGTTAGACTTCTTTGAGATCTTTACGTGACCCTTAATAGTAGATGTAGAGTCATCGATAGTTGCTAGATATGAAGCGATGTTTGTTGCATTTACATCTACATCATCAATTACAAGATGAGTAGCACTTGCTAGGGCTGCGTTAAATCTTACGTTTGAAGCACCTGGGTCTGACATTGTAGTTGATGTGCTGTATGCGTATTCAACAGTTACACCACCAAATGAACCTTCGGCTCCTTGAGCACCGACAGTACCTTGAGTACCCTCTGTACCTTGAGCACCGACTGTACCCTGTGAACCTACAGCACCTTGAGTACCAAGAGTACCCTGTGATCCGACAGTTCCTTGTGAGCCTACTGTGCCCTGTGCACCTACTGCACCCTGTGCACCAAGAGTTCCTTGGCTACCGACTGCTCCCTGTGAACCGACAGTTCCCTGAGTACCTTCAGTACCCTGTGCTCCAACAGTACCCTGCGAACCTACAGCACCCTGTGTTCCCAGAGTTCCCTGTGCACCAGTAGTTCCTTGAGCACCCGTTGCACCTTGAGTACCGAGGGTTCCTTGTGAACCTACAGTTCCTTGTGCTCCTTCAGTACCCTGGCTACCAACAGTACCCTGGGTACCTGTAGTACCCTGTGCTCCTGCTGTTCCTTGTGTTCCTTGAGCACCTAGATCACCAGTACGAGCAAATGTAAATAGAAGTTCATCGCCATTGCTGAAGGTTCCGTTACCAGAAACATAAGCAACGTCAACAGTAAACCAGTTTGATTGATCAGTAGTGCCAGAGATTGTGTAAAGAGCAAAAGTAGAAATATCATTTTTCTTAGATACTTTTACGTGACCCTTGATTGTAGATGTTGAATCATCAATCGTGGTTAAAAAGTTAGAGATATCGTAGTTACCATCAGAAGGGTTGTCATCCAAGGCAAGAATTGTTGCTGAGGCTAATGTAGCGTTATTGAGGCGAGCAAAATTATCGCCTGGGTCTGTCATGCTTGTGCTATTACTATACGTGTATCCAACTGTAATACCACCGAATGAACCCTCAGTACCTTGTGTACCTTGCGCTCCGTTGTTGCCGTCAATACCCTGTATACCGTTTGTACCTTGAGAACCTACAGTACCTTGTGCGCCTACAGTTCCCTGTGCACCAAGAGTTCCTTGCGTTCCTACAGTTCCTTGTGCGCCTACAGTTCCTTGTGATCCTACTGCTCCTTGTGCTCCATTAGAGCCATCTAGACCTTGAGCACCTGCTGCTCCTTGGGCTCCTACAGTGCCTTGCGCTCCTACAGTTCCTTGAGCACCAACGGTACCTTGAGAACCTACTGCTCCTTGAGTACCAATCGTTCCCTGTGCGCCGACAGTTCCCTGTGCGCCAGTGGTTCCTTGTGTACCTTGGCTTGCGTTAATCCACGCAGTGCCGTTCCAGGTCTTTACAACCTTATCGTCAGTGTCATAGTAAATCTGACCTTCGACTGGGTTGGCTGGCTTGTTAATGGTGGCAAGGTTTTGAATACGAGCATTCTGTAATTCAAGTTTGCCTAAATCAATTGGGGTTAAAAACTTACGGGCCACGGTTTATCTCCTTAAGATAAGTAGGCATTACCTGAGAAAGCGGATTGGAAGGAGACCGTTAATGAGTTCGTGTTAGTGTACGCAATTTCACCTTCAACAATGTTACCAGCAGAGTCTATAACTGTAACGTTAGGCTTGAAGCCTAAACTATGAGTAATTGCCCAGGAGTTGCTGGCTGCTCCTTGCATGTGCTCATATGAGACACGACCAATTGTAAAGTACTTGTTTGTTAAGCCTTCTGTAAGGTCGTCTGTGTTATCAAGTGCTGCTCCACTAATACCTTGTAGTCCAGCAGTTCCCTGTGTTCCTTGGGTTCCAGTACCAAGTCGACCTTGTACACCTTGTACACCTTGAAGACCAATGGTTCCCTGTACACCTTGTGTACCTTGGGCGCCTCTGACTCCCTGGGTGCCTTGGGCACCATCTCCGCCACCACCCACACCTGAAGATTCAAGAGTGCCTTCTGGTGTTGTGATCAGGACTACATCATTGACTGCAATTGGGATTGTTGCAGATCCTGGACGGATGTACTGATTTGTCATTGGCTTACCTCTTTTGTAACGAAGATTATTCCAGACACGTACGTATGAGTTACGCCATCTGCGTCTGTTAATTGTACATCATAGTAAGACTTGCCAGGAAGTAAACGAGTCTGAGCACCTGTAAGAGAAAGCACTAATGTTCGTTGGTTATCGCCATCCTCAACAATATTTGGTTTTGTCACAGTAAACTCAGCAAATACAACTGCTGCACCTGGAAGTGATCTGATCTGTGCCAGTGGGGTTAAGTTATTGACTTCAAAGTCTAGACGGATAGAGAACTCATATGCATCACCTTCGTAAATATTGAGGTCTTGCACAACAGTTGTTGGAGTTGGTTTAACATTTCCATATGTTGGAATAGGTAGACGAACTCTTGTCTTAACTGACTTATTATCGATTTCTTGTGGCTCATATATTGGCACGTATTCGTTGGTGGTCTTTGAGATACGGCGCAATGAAAATACGTCAATCTTGTAAAGACCAATACCTAGTTGAGAACAGAGTTCCTTGTATTGAGTCTTTCGTACTTCAATCATCTGCATCAACTGGCGGTAACGTTCGGAGCGGGGAATTGTCACTCCATCTGGCGCTGTAATATCAATGTCAAAAGAAGCATCGGTAGCCAGTGTGTAGAGGGCTAAAGTAGAGGCATGAATAATTACTGGGTATTCTTCCACTACAGGTAGGGTTGGCAGAGTCATTGTGCGCCCGTAAGAGTCTGTGTGGAAAGTAGTGTGCTGCTCAAATGCATCGCAGACGTATTGAGTTATTTCAGTCTCTGTAAAATACTTGAAGTAGTTTCCAGCAACAATAACGACATCCCCTGCTGCTGGGGTGTCGTCAAAGACTAGGTGTCCTGTTGCCTCTTCTACTTCTACATCAGCAGACACATCTACTCCATCTACGTTTACTGCTAGATACGCACCATCAAGAGGAGAATAGGGAACAAGAAAACGGTTAGTGGTGCCATCAGCAACAAACTGGTGGACGAAGGACCGACCAATGTCACCAAGTTCGTAACGTAAGCGGTTTGACATCATTGCTGCTGTAGTCACATAACCTCCGTAAAATTACCGCGCTTATCATCTCGTGTAATTGACAATTACACAGCGCAAAAAGGGTCCAACCCCCATCTGGGAGGAGGGCGGGAACCAGATGAGGGTCGGACTACTAGAGACGTGCTAACTGTTTAGTTAGGACGCCAAATGTAACCAAGTTGTTCTAGGTAGGCTGCAAGACCTGAAGGGACTCGGTACTTGACTCCAGCCTTAAAGGTGAAGACGTTTCCAACTCCGTAAGTCATATCATCAATGTCGGTGATGGTACGAATAACGACCATATCTCCCGCTGTTGATACGCCTAAGTTTTCAATCTCATCTAGAACAAGCGGAGCATCTGGATGCTTTGGATCGAATACATCGTTCTCCAGACTTTCTGCCTCAATCTGTGCCGCAATAGAAATCTCGTCTTTGCGCTTTTTTAATTCTGCAGCGTTTTTCTTTGTTGCTGTTTCCGCTGCTTTGCCTGTTGCATCAAGCGGACTTGTTGGTGTATTTGCCACGGTGTTTATTCTCCTAAGTTAGTTTTTTGTTGTGATGTGCCTGGGGGCCCAGGAAGGAGTAGAGCCCCCAGACAGCATCGGTGTCTTAGTTTGTGTAAACCTTGACGATAGCCTGGTCGGTGATTACACCGAGACCCCAAATTGCGTACCATGCAAGAGCGTGCTCACGACCGAAGTCAAGAACTCCACCGTCACGTAGTTCAACTGGGAGAGAGATTGCGTGACCAAATGCGTTGTCACCAATCATGATTGATTCGTAAACTTCAGCACCGTTACCAGTTGCTGATGTTAGGTAACCCTTTTCTGCAGTGTAATCTGCAGACTCTGGGTTTCCACCTGAACCTGGAGCAGTGTTAGCCTTGACAGGAACACTGTACTGGTCTGCTGGAACACCAACAGATGTTGAAGTTGTGTATGCAGCGTTAACTGCCAACTTCTTAACCTGTGTTGTTTCGATGAATACTACGTCGTATAGACGACCGATCTCACCGAGCATGAAGTTACCTGGAGCAGCGTACTTTGTAACTTCGATGAACTCTGGGTTCGAACGAATGTCACGTGACTGCTTTGGGTGTACGAACTGTACGTATGTCTCACCTAAGCGAGGAATGTTCTTACCAGCAAGGGTAAGAGCAGCATCCTTGACAGCACCTGTTGACAACTTGTAAGCGCCATCAAGGTCTGAGATCTGTGTTGCTACTGTACCTTCGTTGTACCAGTCATTAACACCTTGTACACCTGTGCGGTCATATCCGAAGACAGCAGATGTTGCTGCTGAGAGTGTGTTACGTGCCTGTACGTCGAGGTACTGTGCCATGTGGCGACCGAGAAGGCGTGAAGCAGATGCCATAACGTCATCAAATGATGCGTTAAGGAGTAGTTCAGAAACTGCTACTGCGTAGCCGTGTTCTGCAACTGTGATTGCGATCTGCTCTGCTGTGAGTGCAGATGTTGTCATACGAACACCTTCTGTAAGAGGTGTTGGATCGACAGCAAAGTTCTTGTAACGGAGGAAGTTAACACGAAGTCCTGGGGCTACACCGAGTTCTGTCTTCTTAACAGCGAACTGCTCGAAGCGAAGAATTGGCATTGCCTGGAAAAGGATTTCCTTCGACCAGATTGTCTGAATTGCTTGGTTCAAAGATGAGTTTGAACCTGAGTAAGCGGTTGGGGCTCCTGCGAGTTGCCCCGTTCCTGTAATTGCACTTGCCATTGAGGTCAAGTCCTTTCTTAGTGGGTTAGTTGTAAGGGATTACCGATCGAACAGTCCCTGACCACGATTGCTGGCTGCGCCGCCAAGTAATTTGGCTCTTTGTTTCGCATAGTCTGCCATTGACATGTCCCGAATTGAATCGGGTGTATAGGATTGTTGTGACGAATCATTATCGAGGGGTCCTGCGGCAGGCGCTGTAATGCGTGTTCCTGCCATTTGCTGTTTCGCTGTTTGCATCGCCTGTTGAACAGAGGATGAAATGCTTGCAGATTTTTCTTTGAGCATTGCAATACTTTGCTCAACTTCGTCTGGTGTATTGCCTTGAATTAAATCGATGAGTTCAGGAACGATATTGTCTCGTTCTTGTTCTAAACGATTCTGACGATAATTTGTTAATTCTTGGAACTTGCGTTCTTGCTCAAGAAGTGCAAAAGCACGTTCTCTTTCAAGACGTTCAGTACTTAGCAAAGCCTGAAATTCTTGCTCCTTCTTAGCGAGGAGTTCTTTAGCAGAGAGTTCAGATTCTTCTTGTTCTCTCTTTAATGCTTCCTGACGAGTGGCTTCTTCAGCAACGCGTGAATCACGCTCTGCTTCTTTTGCAGCCTGCTCTTCACGAGCCTTCTTCAAAGCGGCAAGTTCTTCTTTCATCTTTTCCATCTGAGGATACAACTTTGCTTTTTCTTGCTCACGAGCCTTAGCGATGTCGTCTGCGCTGTACACAGAGGTTACCTCATTCTGAAAAACATCCGTTGCTGTTGTTTCCATGGCTTCCACGATCTGTGGAGAGAATAGGTCAGCATTTGTTACTGTATTGTCAGTGTCCATAAGTATTCACTTATCTTTCTTAGGTCGTTGTCCGAATGCCTTTTGGCGTATCACGTTGGGGTTGTTACGAGATAATTGCATTACATTTTAGTGCATTTGTCTCGCTATATTCTGATTATTAATCAGAAACTTTATTCCTTGTCGACTGTTCTCCTTTGTGGCAACTTTGTGCCATAAGCGTCTGTGACAAGTTTGTTTCGAATTTCGGCCTCAGCCTGCTTCTCAATTCCCTCTGTTTGCTGGCTGGCATCATTCATAGGATTTTCATCAGATGGAGCACCCATCATTCCATCGCCCATAATGTCTCCATCCCCTAATTGCGTTGGTTGCATAGGAATAGCAGAATTTCCATCAGGTCCTGGCATCATGCCAGTCATATCCATGATCTGCTTTTGGATCTGGATCTTGATAAGTTGTAGGGCGCCATCAGCCTCAGCATCGGCAATAAGTTCAGCACGAATTTCTTCCAACTTCTCCTCTGGGAATTCCTCACCAAGAGTACGAAGAGCGCCTTCCTTAGACTCAAGACCCATACCAAGTTTGGTTTGAATCTCGTTAAGAGCAATTAACTTATCAAGTGGAAGTGGCTGTGGGAATTGAGCATAGTTCATGTATGAAATAGGGTCATTTGGATCTAGGACAGGTAGTTGACCTTCTTTAATTGGGCCGTCTACATCTGGGTTGTAGATCATTGTCTCTGGCTCTTTGAGGAAGAGAGTGCGAAGCGCAAGTTCGTTTATCTTCTCAATCCCCTTGCCGTATTGAGCAACTTTTTGTGAATAGCGGTTCATCAATGGTTGGAACTGGATTGAAAGCGCAACACCAGAAGTATTTGAAATTGCTTGAACTTGCCCCAGTGCGGTTTCTGGGATGTTCATTACTTCATGCATTGAGCGCTTTAGAAGTTCTAGGTACTTCAAGGCTCCGTCAATACCTTGTGCACCGCCTTCTAAGTTGAAGACTTGAGCATCTTTTGGAAGACCGCCCCAAACCTTCTTAGCGCCTTTTTCTAAGTTAGAGGCTTTAGCACCCACGATTACTGTTACAGGTGATGCGTGGTAGTTAATGATGTCAGCGACATCAGTGCTAATTTCGTTATATGCACGGTTGATAGTGATGATGTCATGCGCGTCGGAGAGACCCCATGGAGAACCAGATACTGGCACATTTGGAATGTGCACTACAGGAATTAACCCAAGTGGATTTGGGCGAGAGTCAATTAACTCATCGTTGACGTACTCTTCAATAACGTCGTCAGTAAGAATTTCGGTGTATGTAAATACTTGGCGAGTACCTTCCAAAGATGTTCCCCAGAAACGATATTTCTGCTTAAAACGTAGTAGACGTGTTCTATCGTGTGGGTGGAATTCAGGAAAACAAAATGATGAGTTCATAGGAAGAAGACGAACACGGCCAGGATGAAAATGTCCAGCGGTATCTGTCCATGGCTCTTCATAAGCGATCTTAACAAAGCAGTCGCCAGTAATTCCGCCCTGCTGTCCAATTTCAAGTAGAACACGCATCTTGTCGTTGTCTACTTCCCAGATACGTTCTAGACGATCTGGGACAATTGCTTCTGTAACCTTAGGTGAGCGGAAGTGTATTCCGTTACCAAAAGTAAAGCGTGAAAGATAATCATTAAATGCACGATAGTAATTAACCGCAATCTGCATTTCGCCTTGTTCACGGCGGTAACCCCAGTGATGGCCGAGGTACATCGCCCAGTTTAATGAGTAACGATTTAGGCGTGGACCGTGTACTTCAAATTCTTCGTCAGCAAGTTCTACAAGTCCAAGAGGGGAAATGGAGATGGTTAAGTCAGATGAGGCCGCTCTATATGATGGTGGGCTAAAGTCAAGAAATGACATTACTTCTTCTTATCTTTTTTAACATCTTTTTTCTCTTCAAGATGTTTTGATTTTTCTTTATCTTGTTTCTTCTTTGCCATTGCAACCTTACGTGTGGCTTCAGTTGTTTCTACAAACTGTCCACCAGATTGAATGTACTTTTTATGCACCCATGCCGAGGCACCAGGGTTTGGATATGAAGAGTACTTAGCCCTCGCCATAGCAACAATAGTTGCATACAGTTTTGGGTTTGCTGGTTTTCTCATATCTCCTCCAAAAATAGCCTTATTGCCCCCACACTAGTGCAGGGGCAACTTGGCGTCAGTATTAAATTAGTCGTTTACGACTGTTGCGTTTGGACGCTGCATACGTCCGCCTGAACGAGAAACTGTCTCAATCTGAGCAGCAGAGTAATCGTTCATTGTTCCATGTGCGAATTCACCAAGGAATGTTGGTGCTTCAACCCATGAGGCAGACCCAACGTGTGCACGCTCTGAAAGAGTTTCAGCAGCAGACTTCTGCCACACGGGTGCATTACGGTTTGGACGTCCTGGTGCAACTGCTGAACCAGACTCCATGCCCTTGATAAAATCATTAGGTACATCTGTGTCTGTAGCAACGCCCTCTTCAAAACGGAGTGGGCCACGACGTGTTGGGTTGTCGGCGCCCTTCATCTCGTACATGTTTGGGGCACGTTCTGGAAAGCGAGGTGCTGGTGAAATTGTCATATTGACTCCTTAAGGATGTATTGGAAAGGCCTTTTCCTTAGCACATAGTTTCCACCTTTTTAGGTGGGTTTTGTTGTTCAACTAGAAAAAAGGATTGCTAGAGGCTACAACCTCTGGCATGACCAAATCTTGGGTAAGAGAGCAGGCAATCGACAAAGAGTCTACAAAATCGTCGTGAGCGTAGTTTTCGTCGGGAGCAGCCACTAAAAAGTTAGGTCCTTTGTATTGAACTTCAGCGTCTGTCATTTGCTGGTAAAAACGCTTCCAAGTTCGAAGTCTGCGTGTTTTTGCATGAGCAGGCCAGGCAAGCATCTTTCGCTGAATAAGTGCCTGTAGATGTTTCCACCTCTTTGACTGCTCTGATGGGCTGGAAGTTACTGGCATAACTTCGGCTCTGGGAAGCAGGAGTTTTAATCGCTGTGCAACCGCGTCACCTACACCGTTTGCGTCAACACCTACGGCAAGTACGTCGTAGTTTGAAAGAAAGTTTACGATTTGGAAGTACTGCTCTTCCCAATCGTCTCCCTGCATCTCTAACCAGTTAAGGACACGATGATCAAAGTAACCAAACTCGTCAGGACGATCCCAATCAACCCAAACCACAGTAACGACTGTAGAGTCAGTTTTACGAGCAGGGTCGATTCCGACAACGACTGGGGTTTTATGCCATACCTTAACCAGTTCTTGAGAAGTGTCGCCCAACTCATCCATAGCGCTCGAAGTAATAAACATGCCTCTTTCAAGAAGCCATTTGCAGTTGTAGGACATTTGGAACTCATCTGATTCCTCACCGATGCGTAGCATCTCTTTCTTAATAAACTTTTCGTAATTAGGGTTAACCTTAGAGACTTCTTTCCAATCCCATTGGAAATGATTTTGCCTGTTACCCCTTGTTGTTTGTCGTCTCCTGTTTAGTTGGATAGATTTGTAAAAGTTGTTCTTACTTGTAGTTGGAGTACCTGTCTTAACCATAGTTCCTGCATAGTAAGCAAGCATAGGGCTAATAGATTTGGATACAACAAAGTCGTCAGCCTCCTGACATTCGTCGATAATGATGAGATGAAAAGACTTAGATTCAATTTTTGCTCGTGGGTTTGCTGTCATCATTGTGATGGTAGACCCTGATTTTTTCAGTTTAATCTGACGTGTTACGCCTCCTACACGGATAGCCGCATCGTCAATCTCAGCATCTCCCATGATCTCTACGGCTCGCTCAGAGGTAAGGCGGTTTACTGTTCTTCCATACAAAGTTTCTGCCTGCGTCTCTGTTGGAGCAAATAACCCGACCCATAATCCATCTTTAAATTTTCCAAGAAGATCTGGGTACAACTTAGCAAGGCGAGGAAGAAGAACCATTAATGTAGCAACGGTATCTGCCACAATCTCAGACTTACCTGACTGACGTGCTGCAAGAGCCGTAACTTCTTCGCCATCGTTAATGATGACGGATTCCATGATTCGTCTAGCCAAAGGTTTTTGGTACGGGTGAAGGTCGTGCCCAACGAGGACCTTTAAGAAGTCCATCATTTTATCAATTAACTTATCAACGAACTGTTGAGAGAGTTCGTCTAGTTGATCATCAATTGGGTCGTCTGTTGGTTTTTCGTCATGTTGATAAAATTCGGGGTTTATCTCCTCAAATTGATCAACATCAAACTCTTTTTCCATTTATGAACGCTTCTTTAATTCCTTAGCAATGGCATAGAACGCTTCTGCGCCCATGAGTAGTTCTTCTAAATCTGCATCACTCCGATGTTTTTGCCAATTTGTCAAGTTCTTGCCCAATATAAACATCGACTGCTCCATCCATGAGATCAAATCGGGAGTAGATATCTTGGCGACCCGCTTCTCCACCCGTGTTTGGGGCTGGAGTCCATCCTGCTTCTTTCGTAAAATCATCGTATGTCACATCCCGTCTTTCTAGTGCGCCGTTTAATGCTTCTTCTTCGTTTCTCATGCCGCTCCATTTGCCTAGTACTAATGCACGATAATTGGGCAATCGTACTATGAAAGGTTCAGAAGTTCTATAGGGCTCTTCAATCTCTTGCGTCCACCCACGTACCAGTAACTTACCTTCCCATGTGTACGGGAACTTGGTGTACTGGATAAAATGATTTGATCCGATGTTGTGTACCTTGGGCATGTCACGGTTTCTTTGGTTTGGGGGGTTTTCCTGGACGACCCTTAGATTGTACCTGAGTTGCACGAGCGATGCGGTAAAAGGCTTTTCGTGCTGTGGCAGAAATTCCAGCAACATCTGCTGGGCCACGAGGTTTTGAGTCTAAGTAACTGTAGATGTAACGGCCCTTAGATACACGGGCTTTAAATGCTTGCCACTCGTTAGGGTTGACGTGGTAGTAGTTGTAGAAGGTTCCATCACGGAATACAACCGTAATTTTCTTATCTGTTTTGTCATACCCAGCAGCCACTGTTCGTGGACGTTCAGGGTTAATTGTAGATGTCGGAACTAATGTGAGTTCTGCTGGTGATTCATCTTCCATATCTGGAATCTCACCGTAATTTTCATATTGTTCGCCCGTTGTAGGGTCGTAGTACTCAAGACTGCTCTTGTCATTTACTAAAGAGATAATCTCGTCAAACTCGCCGTAAGAAGCCGCGGCGGGCACACCACCAAAATCGGGGCCTGCAATTTTTGCAATTCCTGCTAACTGCTTTGGACCAAACTGGTTACCAATAGCACGGTTTAGTTCGTCCGCAGACGGTGCAGATCTCTTTTGACCACGAGCGGCTGCACCGCCTAACGGACGTACCATAGTTTTATCCTAACGGATTATGCCCAAGG